GTCGTATGGGGCAGAACAATCACAGAATTTAAAACTTCCACAGAGGTGGAGGCAGCGACAGAAATCTACTTCGACGGACCTCCAGTGGATATCGCAGAAGGAAACGTAATCTGGTCATGCGTTCAGAACACCGGTGAGACAACCGCGATGAAATGCCCGAACGGATGCCTGGAAAATCCCGAAGGGCCTACCGGAATCAAACTCTCCGGAAGACGTGCGATCCGTTTTTTATGGATCGAGGATTGGTTCGGCAACATGTGGCAGTTCCGCGACGGAGTCAACATCAAGAACCGCCAGCACTACTGCTGCAATAAGCGCGCAAGCTATGCAGACGACACATACACCGGAGACTACCAGAAGCTCGGCTATGTATGCCCAGCAAGCGACGGATTCATCAAAAAGATGGGATTCGACAGCCTGCATCCGGAATACGAGCTGCCGGTCGAGGTAGGTGGTGGAGCCGACTCTTACAACGGCGATTACTACTACCAGAGCGAAGGCGGAACGCTGGTGGTCTCTGGCGGTGCCGTGGGCAACGGTACGTCTGCCGGGCCTTTCTGCCGGGACTGTAGCGACGGTGCGGGTATTCTGAACTGGCACATCGGCGGTCGCTCTCATTGCCGCAAGGCTGCCATTTAAAGGGGGACCGGGGGAACTTTATCCCCCGGAACTACCGGCAGCATAACTGAAAAATAGGCAGGCGCAAAGACGAAGGCGCCTGCTGCCAATAAATAAAATTAAACACAGGGAGCGTAACTGCGCGCGGCTGGTGATCTCTGGCGGTAACGTGAACAACGGTACGAATGCCGGACCTTTCTACCGGAACTGTAACAACGGTACGGGTAATCTGAACTGGAACATCGGCGGTCGCCCACTTTGTTAGATTCTCGATTTTTATGGCATCATCGATTTATTCGTTAAGATAATGCCGCAGGTGCGCTTCCTTACCCCTTGGTAAAAATAGGCCGCGAATGGCGCTGGTTAGTACGCCAGGAATGGAGCTGGAAAGTCAGCGAGGCTAACAAAGAGAGTCTGAAAGGAGATAGCCATTCATGGAAGATACACAAAAGCAAGACAAGCTACCACCAATCAAATACACGAAGCGAGTCGGCCACTTATTCGAGCACGTCCGAGACCTCGACAACCTGAAAGAAGCGATCAAGGACGCGGCGAGACATAAGCGGAAGCGCGCACAACGTGAGATACGTGGATGACATGGTCTTGTTTGATTCAAGCAAACGACGACTGCACAAAGCTCTCGAATTCATCGAAGCCGAAGTAAAAGCCACGAAGCAGACCGTCAAGGATAATTGGCAGGTTTTTATATTGAGTAAGCGCCCGCTTGACTTCTTAGGTTTCAAGTTCCATCCGAACAAGACAACCATCAGGAAGTCGATCATGCTAAGGATCAGCCGGAAAGCCAGGACGATCGCCAGAGCTGCATACGCATCCATCCGGAACGCGCACGCCATGGTTTCATACATCGGTTACATCGTGAATTCAGACAGCCAGCACTTCTACGAGAAGTGGGTGCGGCCGTTTGTTAATATTAAGCATCTGAAAGGAGTAATCGCTGATGAAGACAGAAAGCAACATCAGGCCTGCGTCGCAGTTTGAAATTGAGGCGCTCCCGCCAATCGAAGGAAGATCCTGCACCGTCATTTTATATGACAATATCCAGGGACCATTCACACGCCAGGCTTCAGGAGAAGACCAGGAGCCACAGGAATACT